ATCTACCGTTGGTTGGACTCCTCAACTAGGAACTGCTGCCGAAACGCTGACTTTGTCAGCTATTGAACAACAGTATTTAGCTGCTCGTGAGTACTCTCAAATGGGAGATCGTTACGCTATCTTCATGAACAAAACTCTCTACAAAAAATACGGTGATTTACTCACCGCTTTGCGTAGAACTGTCAATGAAACCGAGTTACTCGGTGGATGGACAGGTCTTGAATTTGCTGCTGGTGCAGGTAAAGTTGGTGTATTCCTAGATTACGATGTACCGGATGGAGAAGTCTTGATTCTTAATCTTGACACTTTCACAGTTTGTCAGGTATCTGACATGGACTGGATGGAAGATCCGTCTGGAGCACTTGTTCGTAGGGTAGACAAAATTACCTATCAGGCGACTATGGTTTGGTTCACAAACCTAATCTGCTTGTGTCCGGCTGCTAATGGACGTTTAGTTCAAAAGAAAGGCTAACAACGATGAACTTGGGGGCATCGGTTAAGATTGACTAACTCATTTGAGTTAAAAAGGTCATTCACCCCCTCATGGGAGGTAATGGGTTTATTTAGGTTTGAAAAAACCTTTATAAACGAAGGTTCAAATCCTTTCCCTTCCACTATGGATGCAATGAAAAAAGACGATCTATTATTGAGTTTGAAATACGGGGTTGATAAAGATCCCAATTTTAGTGCCAAAAGAAACCAAATGATTATCAACAGGACGATCATGAAAACCGACTTAGCAAAGATGCGTAAAGAAAAAGAATATACCGAGTCTATCAGGGAAAGATCAGAGGCAGTGGCTTCATTTTTAAGCCATGTTAACGAAGGAAAACACAATGACGTAGTTAAATATTTTGGCCGTAGGGAGTTGGCTAGACTAAGAGGTGAGGATATTGCTACCCAAATAAAGGCTAAAATCCTCAACAAAAATGCCAAGACATAATTCATGTGGCAGACGGGTGCATTATAATCCCAAGTCGTTTGCCCAATTATGCAGAAGAATAGGCATAAATCCATATCAACGTATAATGTTAGTAAGATATTCAAAAATTACAAGGGAGGTGAGGGAAACAATTAAAGACAAAAATCTTTAATTTAAAACTATGAGTTTAAAATCATATGGTGGTTTATCTGGTGTGGCTTTTTCTGGTATGAAAGTTCAACCCAATGAAATTGATCGGTATGAGGTTTACACTGTAAACATCAAAGCCCCGGTTATTTCGTGGTTTGGAACTGCTGTCGGAAATGGGACTGCTGGTTATAAAGGACTTACTATTGTAAACAAATTAGCTCCGTACCCTACCTCTGTTGAGGCTAGGTTAGTAGGTGCTGCGGGTACCACTAAAGGTACTTGTGTCATCAACGGTAAAGACCAATTTGGCAATTCTATCTCGGAAACCCTCTCATTAGCTTCTGGTTCGGCTGGTACAGTCATTGGAACCAAAGTCTTCATGGAGATTTCATCTGGTAGTGCTGAATTGGGTACTGCGGCTGGTTCAGTTGTAGTTTGTCCTGGTACTGCAGTCACAACGACATTGCTTGGTCTACCGATTAAATTAGGTGGTACAAGTGATTTGAAGTTGTTGACTTGGAGTGCAGGCGATACTCAAACTTCGGCTGGCGGTGCTACCGGCACTGTTGCTGGGTTTGCGAATGTAGACATGAGTGCTGTTTTGGCTCCGGCTGCAATCGTAGGTACTGTGGCATTTACTGCTTGGGTAAGAAGTTCTTATGACTTCAACCTGGACAAAAATGACTACTGTAACTATTAAAAGTAGTGACATTAAACCGCTCTGAAAAGGGCGGTTTTTTGTTTGTGTTACAATAGGGAATGAGGGCAGTTTTCTATGACGAGTGGGATTCAAGTTTTCTTCCTGAAATATTCAAGTATGTGTATACTAACAACGTCTTTCAACCGTACTTTTATGGTAAACATGATTTAACGATTGTCGATGTTGGAGCTGGGGTAGGGATAGCCTCAAATTTCTTTTCTCAACACGGCAAGGTTTATGCTTTTGAACCTTGTCTAAAGACTTTCGAATGTTTAAAGAAAATGATTGATTTTAATAAATTAGATATCGTCGCTCAAAGAATAGCTATTTCTGATAAATCAGGCCAGGAAAAGCTCTTTCATTCCAATAATTCGACTGCAAATTCACTTTTAGAAGCAGTAAGTAACGGAACGAATGAAATCGTTGATTGTAGGACTCTTAGTGAGGTCTTGGAACCTATTAATCATGTTGATTTCCTCTGGTTGGAGACTGAAGGCAAAGAGTTCGATATCTTGGGTTCGGAGACGTTTGATAAAGTGGCCCCCAAGATAGATACTATTATGGGTTCGATAAGTAGTTGGAATGGAAGAAATGCCGGACAGATAAAGCAGTCATTACAAAATAGAGGGTTTAAGATCAAAACTATTAATAATGAATTTTTCTATGCCGAAAGATAAAATTTGTTGTTACAGTTTTGCTGATGATAGACATATGCCCGATGCAGAATTAATGTTGAAGTCTTTTAAACACTTCAATCCTGATATAGAAATGAAATTCTACGGTCAAGGGTATTTAGACAAGATCCATTATGAACGTATCCCTGGATTCTGGTACAAATCAACTTCATTCTTTGCGAAAGATTTACTCAAAGAATACGACTTAGTGGTTCAGATTAATACTGATTCGGTTATTACCGCCCCTTTAGACGATGTTTTTAACAATACCGTCTACGATGTGGCTTGTGTAATGAATAACAATCGTACCGATCCTCCTGTAAGTATTTTTAACATTCCTGCTAATATGTACGTTAATTGTGGCTTTGTGGCTATGAGGAGTAGAGAATTTGCCGAACATTGGTGGGATTTGTGCAATAGATACTATTTCGAACAGTTCCCAATGAGGGAACAGGACTTGCTCAATATCATGATTCAGTATGGCAATTACCATATCTTAAATCTCGATGGTGGGGATAAGTGGTATGGAGTCATTAACAGGGGGGAATGGATGAGATTTATAGTTAAGGATGGGAAGTTAGTTTGTCCGCCTGATCTTGGGTACAATCAAACCGAAAAACAGATATGTGTTATTCATGCCGCCGGAGGAGAGACTTTACCTAAGAAATGGAACTGGGATACTCAATTTACTCCTGAAGTACAAAGTTATTTAAAAAAAATTACCAAATGAAAGACACTTTTATCTCCCAAGGGTGTGTAGTTAAGAAGAATAAATACTATAAACCTGACCGTAAGTTGCGTATATTTTGGAACTCAAATGCTTGTTTTTGCCATTCGGGATATGGAACACAAACTAATTTGATTGTTTACGGACTTCTAAAAGCGGGCTTTCCTATTGCCCACTGTGCCTTTTATGGCTTACAAGGGTTTCCCGTAGTATTAGACGGATTAAAGATTTACCCTGTCATGGCTGATACCTGGGGATCAGATTCAATGCTTTGTCATTCAAAAGATTGGAACGCAGACATAAATATCAGCTATCAGGATGTTTGGCCGATGGACGACAATATTATGCGGCAGGTCAAAAAATGGATTCCTTTAACCATGATTGACTCCGAACCAATCCACCCTGGGATTATTCAACGCTTACGATTAGCTTGGAAGATATTAGTTCCGGCTCAATTTGCTAAAGATATGCTCTCTAAAAGTGGATTCAATTCAGAGATTATCTATCATGGAGTCGATACGGATGTTTATAAGCCGATGGATAAAAAGGACTGTCTGAAGACGTTTGGCATTCCTGAGGGGAGATTTATATTTGGATCGGTAGCCGCCAACAAAGATAACCCACCCCGGAAGTCATTTCAGGAAATGTTTGATGCTTTTAAGGCATTTCATGATAGACATTCCGAAGCGGCGATGTTTATGCAGACTCAACTGACTAATCCCGGCGGGTTTCCGATTAAAGAATACATCCATAATTTGGGATTAGATAACGATGTTTTCTTCGTAGATGATTATGCTTCTAATTACAAACTGGATAGCGAAGCAATGGCTAAGATGTTTAACTGTTTTGATTGTCTTTTAATCCCCTCCCAAAGTGAGGGGTTTGGACTCCCATTAATAGAAGCTCAAGCGTGCGGTGTACCCGTAATTACGCAGAATTGGACGACTATGCCCGAAACTATCATTGAGGGAGAAACGGGGTTTGCTGTTAAAACTGCCTATAAGCGGTGGACATCAGGCCTGAACTACTTTGCCGTTCCTGATACCCAAGACATTTTAGACAAAATGGAAATGATTTACAAAGCAGACAGAATAAAAATGGGGGATAACGCCCGTAAATATATGTTAAAGAAGTATGATTTTAATAACGTCCTATTGCCTAGGTGGATTGAGTTTTTAGAGGGTGTGGAGAAAGATTTGTACCCTGAAATTGACACAAAATAAATTCCTTAATACGATTAGTTAGTGGTATGCAGTTTACTGCGATCACTTTAAATATTAATTAAATTAAGGATATGTCTGACTCTTTAAATGACCTTCAATATAATTCCTTTGGTACCTCATCCTCTGGAACGGCTCGGTTAGTAATGGGGAAATACGACACTTATTCAGGTTCGATTGCTCTAGCAATAGGTGGTGCAGTAGGAACTACTATTCAGGCATCTACAATAGGTGGAGTAATTTATGGAATTTCAATGGGCCTTGGAACGATGACAGGAACAGGAACGGCTTATCTAAGACTTGTCGATTCGCTAGGTGGAACGATTGCCAGCGGAACTCAAGCTGAAGCAGGTACAACTTATTTTGGGACTACTGTTCCTATTACTACTTCAATGAATTGGTACTGTGTAACAGCAGGTACTCAAGAAGGCACCCAAGCATTATTCTTTAGGGTTCATTACCAAAGATAATGATTCAGGGCGTTTCTCCAACTAACGCTTCAATTATAAATACGGGAGGCGTTTATAGTAACGGGGGTGTCGCATTAAATGCGATGGTGGCATTAAATGCGATGATTCCTCTAGGAGGATCAGACATCAAACTTGGACAAAAACCAAATTCTGCTTTAACATTAGGTATCAAACCTGAAAGCGGGAAGATTAAATATGATAATCCAACAACCTAATCCACAAACTCAAGATTTACCGAAGACTTTTGTCAGTGTTTCGATTGGTACAGTGACTTCAATTCCGATTAAGAATATCAATTCTTTTACGGCCTCTTGGGGGGTACAGATAGGTGAGACAGGTGAGGAACAGACGGAAGTTCAGGTATTAAATGGTACTACTCCAGCAGGAACGGCTTTAGGTATTAGGGGAACGACATCTTTTTCTCACTCATTAGACACTCCTGTTTACCCGATTAAGTTTAACCAAGTAATATTTAAACGTTCAGTAACAGGGACAGCAGGTACAGCAGTAGCGATAACGGATGGGACAGTTGACATCCAAGCAGACAGTCAATTTACTCAGTTCGATGATACTAGCGGAGCGACAACTTACGCCTACAAGACGGCTTATTACAATTCAGTTCTGGCAGTCAGTAGCGATGATTCTTCGTGGATTCTCCCCGCAGGCAACTCACAGTATTCCTTATCGAGACTTAGACAACGGATTAGAGATAAACTGTTCAATTCAGCTTTTGTTTCAGATGACACTTTAACAGATTGGATTAATGAGTGGAAAGACCAATTAACTAATACCGCCATTAAAGTAAACAAAGCCTATGCTATTGGGACAACTTCAATCTCATTTAACGCTGGACAGCAGTACGGAACAATCACTAATGCGGATTTTAAGACTCTTAATCGGGTTTGGTTCTCGGATTCTTCAGGAACGAGTACCGTTAATGCTTCACAAATTATTATGACTGATTTTTCCCCGACAGACATCTATTCATCCGACAGACCTAAGTTCTTCTATCAAGGGGACAACATCATAGGTCGTCTGCCGTACGATTACACTACTACCGCTACAATTCTCTATTCTAAACTAAACGTTAATCTGGTAAACGATAGTGACGAGTTGCCCGTCCCCATGAGGGGTTATACGAAGTCTTTTATAGACTATGCAATGGCACAGGCTTACATGAAAGACAACAATCAGGAAGCGGCGACTCCTTTTATGCAAATGGCTGAAAACGAAAGATTAAAATTTGAAAAAGAAATTACCCCCCGTCATGAGAGTGGCCCGCAATTTGTAACCAATGTTGAGCCAATCAGTGATGACGATGGGTATTATTACCTTTAATGGCAACTCAAAAGTACAGAATTTATAACTTTGGGGGGTTAAACGTCCACACTTCCCCATTTATGCTTCAGGCAGGTGAACTAATCTCTTGTGTGAATGTTGATGCTAATCCACATGGAGCCAAACAAACAAGACCTGGATATGGTGTTTATCTACCAAAACCGACAGAGGGAACAGTTCAGAATATGTTTAATTGGAGGAGAAATGACGGGACTACATTTTATAATTATATGTTTATGAAAACCGAATCTGGGCCAAGCATTTTGTATCATTCTTCTAATGGTACGGCTAATTGGGGAATTTGCGGTGGCGGTACTTTGTCTGGTGACCATGTTGGTTATGCTGTTTTGGGAGATAAATTGTTTGTAGGTGATGGAGTAAATCCAATTAAATATACTTCAGATGGAACAAGTTTTGGGACGATGGCTTTAGCGCCTACGGGAGAATTTTTAGCTAGTTATCAAGGGAGGATTTATGTCGCTGGGACAGCATCAACCATTTTCTATTCTACTGCTTTGGACGGTACTAATTGGAATACTTCCGGGACAGCCGATTCTTCTTCTTTCGATGTTGGAGGAGGAGGTAAATTAGGACAAATATTTATCGCTAATGATAGATTAAATATTACCAAGAACAACCAGAGAATGTATAATTGGGATGGGTACTCATTATTAACTGTCCCTACGAATCAGGGGCCGACTTCACCATACTCACTTGGAGAGATTGAAAACTATTGGATATGGTTAAACAGAAACGGATATATGTCTTACTATGGCGGAATGCCAACTCTTATTTCTATACCCATTGAACCAAAGATTAATGGAATAAATGGAGGTGTTTTTCTCGAATCTCCCGGTATCGCTCATCGTTATGAGTATTACAACTCAGTTGGAGATGTTTATGACGATATTTCAGGTGAAACCATAACTAACTGTGTCCAAGTTTATAACTATCTTCATAATGAATGGGGTGATTATTCGTTCTATAAAAAACCGACGTGTTGGTTGAGTTTTATAGATAATAATGGTATTCCTCAATTAGTTTTTGCTTCTGATGATGGTTTTACCTATAAAATGGGGGGCAACTCGGACTATGACGGCAACTCAACTACAACTCATCCAATAAATTCAGAAATTCAAGGCGTGCTTAATTTTGGTGTCCCCGATATGGATAAGAAGTTTAGTTTTATGAGAGTTCATTTTAACCCAGGATGCGGAGTAAGGATGCAGGTAGCCATAACCGATACATTTAATACCGATTCAAAGAAATGGATTGATTTAGGTGATTTACATACCGGATTTAAGAAGTTTGCTTTCCCTGAAGGTTCAAGAGGGAAACTTTTATTCTATAAAATTACTGATTCAAACTCAGTCTCGGCATTTCGGTTCTACGGGATGTGTATTGACTGGGAAGAACAAGGGTTTTAAATGATAGCAATGGATCCAACTATTCCAGTTTCCCAGGATACTAATACTTTTGGGGCTTCAAATAATTCTTTAGCCGCCCAAAGCGGTACGGCTTATATCACTGCTACTGACTATCAATCCAATAATCAAGGAGGGGCCATTACTTCTTATAATATAAAAACACTTGATTTTAAACAAGATTTTTCGGTTAATGCTAGTTTAGGACAGACCATAAGTGGGACAACTGAAACTGATATAACCGGGGCAACACTCACATTTAATCTTGCCAAAAATAGCAATTTAGTAGTTTTGTTTAATACAGCACAAAGAGTAAATCAAAGTGCCGGAAATACGGGAAATCTAACTGTCAGGTTAGAGGGGAATACAAATGGAGGAGCATACACCGAAATAGCGAGAACCATAAATGTTAGTTCTTTAATTACAGATGCGTCAATACGAACCTATAGCGGATTTGATATGTACACCTATGGGTTAGGAACAAGAAATATTAAATTGACGGCTCAAATGGAGGGTGTCTCTGGAACACCTAGCGGATATATCTATAGTTATCAGTTATCTTATTTTATTTTGGGTTCTTAAATTGACACAAAATAAAACTAAACATATATTTTAATTATTAAACTTTAATCAAAAATGGGAGCAACACAGGATTTAATTTCAAAAGGTAGAGATGGCGAGGGACATTTCGTAAAAGGCCACATAACAGAAAACCCCGATAAAAAGGGTTGTTTTGTTAAAGGACAGAAGCCATGGTGTACTGGAAAAACACATAATGAAGATTTCCGTATATCTGTTTTCCCAAAAAGATTGGGAAAAAGAGTGGAAGGTGCAAAGCATTGGTATAAAACACAGGATGGTTATATTGAGAGATATGAAGGTGATGGTAAATATGCCACAAGACAGTTAGAACATAGGTTAGTTATGGAAATGATGTTGGGCAGAAAATTGAGCAGGAGTGAAGTTGTCCACCATTTGAATGGTAATAAAGTGGATAACAGAATAGAAAATTTAGAAGTTATGAGTTTATCAGATCATTCCCGATTACATTGGGACATGAAAAAACAATATGGGAATTAAATCAGATCTTTTGGCACAAGGTTTTGGTGGATACGGTTCTTGGAATGATGAGGCTGCAATCCAGGCTGATTATAAAGCCACTGGGGGTTCGGGTAAGTTTACCGGTCAGTCTGGTGGTTCATCGAGTGGGAGTTCTGGTGGAGGTTCCAGTTATCAGGATTTCTTAAATCAACAAAATCAAGCCCAGAAAGATGCGATCCAACCGGCTATTGCATCATTACAGGCTACCGTGGCTCCAACCCAAGCCGGATATCAGCAACAAGTAAGTCAAAAACAAGCCGATATAGCCCCCCTAACTCAACGCTATCAGGATTTAATCAATACAATTAAAAACCAAGGTCAGCAACAGGTTAATCAACAAACGGTGGTAACGGCCGGAGAATTAGGTAAACGAGGTATCGAAGGATCTTCAACACTCGCAGGACAAACAATTCAGAATGCAGTCCAACCAATCCAACAGAACACCCAAGGTTTAACTAATCAAACTGGTATGTCCCAACAAGCGGATATTAAAGCGATAAACGATGCTATCGCCCAATTACAGACTCAAAGTAATTTAGTTCCGACAACAGTAGGTAATCAAATTGCTCAACTACAATCAGGTGCAGGTCAAACAGCTATTCAACAGGCTTTACAGGGTTATCAATTCGGACAACAACAACAGACAACTCAACAACAAAATGCGGCTACAAATGCGTTAGCACAAGCCCAACTTAATGCCACAACTTCCCAGAACGCCATTGCTGATGCTATCGCTAGACAAAATGCTAACACAAGTTCTGCTAATTCTGCATCTCAAATAGCTCTCAATGCTCAACAGTTAAAGATGAACGATCCAAATTATATAAATACGTTATTATACGGCCCTAATAACGGAATGCAATCTACTGGGGGACAAAATTTACCCCAAGCTAAATCATTTAAATCTAGTTAATGATAATACAAGTAACTGATACATATACTGGAAAGAAAGGTACTATGGATGATAGTGAAATGAGTACTCGCTATCAACCTATTCAAAATGTCCAAACGACACAAGGACAAACCCAACAACCCATCCAACAACCTGCGCAACAACCATCGCCCAATAATATAATTGGTAACATTTTGGCTAGTGTAGGACGTTTCATCGCTCCCACAACTGCTAATGCAGTTCAGGATGTAAACGCTTCAGGACAGGTCGGTGGATATGTTAATTCAATGGGACAAAATACTAACGATTTAATTAAGAATGCTCTA